GGTGGTAGAATGATGACTAAGCAGCAGCAGAATATCTATGAAGAATTCTGCAAGAACGCATCCTATCGGATGAATATGCCGACCCTCAAGGTAACACACAAGATGAATCAACTACCCGAAAGAACTGTAATCTAATGCCAGCAATCTCCCCATCATTCCTTGAACCGTACCTGATGCAAGGTCTTCGTCATGAGGACTACGATGATGCCGTAGAAATGTACGAAGAGCTGGAGACCCATGCAGATGGTGAGTATCCCGGTGAGCTGATTGACCAGCGAAGACCTGCCGAGAGTGATGAGATAAAGCACTACCGCAAGAAAATCTTCGTGCCGATCACGAAGCCAGTCTTCACGAAGGTCTACAACTCACTCATGAAAATTCGTAAGAGTCAGGATTGGATGATTTCATTCCCGAATGAACTGCCTGCGGTGATTGCTGAAGACGAGAGTCCTGAGAAGTATCTGATGTATAAGATGCCTCGCAATGGTAGTATCACCAATTGGATGTTCAGCGTGTGCTTTAAGCAGTATCTCATCGATGCGAATGCTGCGGTGCTGACTCTGCCGACTAACTGGGAGAAGCAAGACAATCAATACTACGAGCCTTATCCGATGATATTCAATTCAGAGGATGTGCTGGATTACAAGGAAGGATTGTACTATGTGCTGAAGGAACACGATGAAGATTTGTATTGGGTCATTCAGCCTGATATCATTCAGAAGTTTGAGGTCAAAGATTACGCAGTGCGTGAGGTGTTTCAGATGGTCAATACGCTTGGGTATATTCCAGTGCGCCATCTGTACGGCATGATAATCGAGAACTACAAGGAGCGTGCGTTGTATGAGTCACGCATCAGCGGTATCGTGCCGAAGATGAACGAGGCTCTCCGTGAGTACAGTGACTTGCAGGCTGAGATCGTGCAGCATATACACTCGACAATGTGGTCGATGCAGCCTCAACAGTGTGGACGATGCAAGGGTCTTGGTGAGATTCCAAAGGAGAACTCAGCACCTATCAAGTGTCCGTCATGCTCAGGCAAGGGACTGTTGCCACTCAATCCGTTTGAGCATCTTGTACTGCCTGCACCAAGACCGGGAGACCCTGCGATACCAACTCCTCCGATTGGCTATGTGACTAAGCAGACAGATATCGCCAAGCTTCAAGAGGAGCGCATTCGCCAGCATATCTATGATGCTCTGAGTGCTATCAACATGGAGTACCTTGCTGATACACCGCTGAGTCAGTCAGGTGTTGCCAAGCAGGTGGACCGTGAGGAATTATATTCATTCGTGCATAGCATCGCAGAGGACGTTGTTCGTATCATGGACGAAATCATCTACGACATCTGTGCATGGAGATATTCAGGAGTGACCAGCGACATCCGTGCGCTGCTGCCATACATACCAGTGCCTGAGAGGTTCGATATGCTATCGGGCAAGGTGCTTGTAGATGAGCTGACGAGCATGGTGAATGCAAAGGTTGACCCGGCTATCATCAACGCTGCGCAGATAGAACTCGCAGGAAAGAAGTTCAACGATTCAGATGTGAAGGACTTAGTGGTACTCAAGCTCAAGCTTGACCCATTCGCAGGAGTGCCGGAGGAGAATATCAGTCTGCAACGGATGTACAACGCTATCGACCAGAACGACCTCATAATACACGCTAATATCAATAAATTCGTGACCAGAGCTTTGGAAGAGGTGCAGGACTTTGCCAATCTCAGCTACGCTGATCAGATGGCAGTCATGCTGCGATACGCTCAGGAGCGTAGGGTCCTGCCTGCTCCTGCCCCGACTCCTGCTGATGCTGGATTGTAATGGCTACCCAAGCACAAATCATAGAGAAAATCACTGAGCTGATTGAGATGCGTGTATCTCAATGGAATGAGCGTATGCCTCAGATTCAACGGCAGTCCTATGATGTGGTGCTGAATCTTACTGCTGACCTCGATACCGATGCGGATGGTAAGATTAAGCCAACTGCTAAGAACATTAAGACAATATCACGCATAAAGGACGAACTGAACCGGGTCATCTTTGATAAGAAGTATCAAGACGACCTCGACCTATTGCTGGAGGACTACAATGAACTAACCAAACTTCAGAACCAATACTTCACGGCAACGGTAGGCAAGTTCAAAGTGCCAAGCGTGATGGAGCAGATTCAGTCGCTGGCTAAGGAAGCCGTAGTCGACCAGCTTGGTCAGGATGCGATAGGAGTGAATTTCGTGGACCCGGTGCGAGACATACTCGTCAAGAACGTGACAACTGGCGGAAGCCGTGCAGAGTTCATCGAGCAGGCGAGACAGTTCATGCTCGATACGGATGCTGGAGATGGCAGATTAGTGAGGTATACTAAGCAGATTGTCACTGACTCACTGAACCAATACTCAGCCAACTACAACGCAGTTCTGACGGATGATCTTGGCTTGGTATGGTACAAATATGACGGAAGCCTGCAAGATACAAGCCGACCTATCTGCGATGCGCTGATACAAGCCAAGCGTAGCAAGTGCATGGAATATATCCACCGCAGCCAGTTTGACGATATCGTCAATGGTTATGTATGTGGGGAGCGAGTGCCAATCTATGAGAAGACCGGACTGCCACAAGGCATGATACCAGGCACGAATGCTGCTAATTTCCGCATCAATCGGGGAGGATACAACTGCAATCACCAATTGTATCCGGTCAGTGCAGCCGTAGTGCCTAAAGAATTGCGTGACGAATTCGCTAATAAGTGATGTATATTTGTAAAGTATGGATCAGAAATTTTGTAAAGTAATGCGTGACGGAAAGGAATGGTTTCAGTTCCCATCTGTCAATGAAAATGAAGTCAGGATTATGCTGATGAAGCAAGGCATCGATGGTGTCTGCGACATCCTGCCAGTCAACTCCGAAGTGAAAGTCATCAAGGAGACTGTCATCGATATGAGTAAAACCAAGCCGAGAAAATCGGAAAAACAAATATGAATTTAGCTGAATTTATCCAATCAATTGCTGACCGTGTAGGTATTGACAATGCTGACGAATCATTGAAGTCAGTGGTCACAAATCCTGCGCTATCGAGCGTGCAAGTTCCTTCAACTATTGCATCTGCTATGCAGAGCAAACTGATGACTGAGGACGAAGCCAAGTACAATCCAGTGGTGAAGAAACACTTCACTGCAACTGCTTTGTCGACCATTGACACAAAAATCAAAGACGTACTTGAATCGTATGAGTTCGATGACGAAACCAAGTCAGCAATTCTTGGTGAGCAATCTACTTACAACCGTATTCCGCTATTGGCGAAGGCTATATCGGATGCGAGAGAGAGAGCAATCACTGCGACTGGAGGCGAAAAGAAAGCGTTGGTTGACAAAATCAACGAACTCTCCTCACTCTACAATGCAGAGAAAGAAGCTCGCAAGAAGGATGTCGAGACAGTCAATAGCCAGTGGCAATCTCAGTTGACCGACAAGGAACTGCAAGGGATGTTCGGAAGTTACAACTATGCGCTCGACCTCGATAAGGATGTAACCGTAGCCACTGCACGGAACTTGTGGGAGAAGAAACTCAGAGAGAAAGGAGGCAAGTACCAATACACTGCTGACGGCTTGAAGCTTGTCAATGCAGAAGCACCTGACCTTCCATTCACAATCGACAACAAACAAATAGATATCAAGACATTTACGGAGTCCGTGCTGGCAGAGGCGAAGTTGCTAAAGGTGAACAACCAAGCACCTGCGCCCACGCCTGCCGGAGTGCCAATACAAACACCACTACCGAATAAACCTATTGCACCTGCTGCCAAGTCACAAGTGAGTAAAGCTCTTGCGGACTTCCGTGCAGGTTCTCAATCATAAGCAATCGTTCATCGTGATAGGGCGCAAGCCAAGATAGTACAAAGGTCTTCGGACAACAAAAGCAGGGCGAAAGCCAATACAAATAGTACCAAACTTAACTCTTCAAATATCTCATAATAAAATGGCAAACGGATATTGCGAAGCCCTGCTCTTGCACTTAGATAGCATCGCTGGGCAAAATTATCCCGGACAAAAAGTAACTATTCCGGGTTTCTTAAATATGTTGGTGACTTCACCTGATCGTCCTACTCCTTTGCAGGATGGATACGTTGGTGGACACTATCGTCAAGTCAACGTGAAGTATATGCCACGCACTGTTGTTGCGCAGGTATCTACCAGTGACTCTTGCGGAATCGACCTGCAACCTGCTTACAAAGAGACAACTGTCAGCGTGAACAACGTGGCACAGACTGGTCTATGGATTGCTGATGACACTGTTCGTCAATATTGCGAAGATGCTTCTCGCACTGTTGCAGTTGGTCAGCCTGCTACGCAGATGATGACTGAACACCTGCGTGGAATCCTTCATGCGATGAACGGAATCTATCAGAAGATGGAGAACGTTCTGACCACTGCTATGGCTTCTTCATTCGGTAATCACGTTGCTACTGGTACTGCTACTGCCGTAACAGTAAACATCGAGCAGGACGGAAACCTGAATGATCTCGGCACTGGCTTGACTAAGCTCTTGACAGATGCTGCTGCAAACGAATTCTGCGGAACTCCAATGTTCGTTGGCGCACTTGGTTCACTCATGCACGCTTACTCCATTCAGAAGAATCAGAACGCACTTGCACAAGCTATTGGTTTCGACCCATCAGCTCTTGCAGCTAACTTCCAATTCTTCGCTTCCGGTCAGACTGGTAGCACTTGGGGAGCGCAGCACGTAGGTATGTTCGCTCCGGGTAGCGTTCACCTCGTTGAGCGTCAAGACAACGTGGGAAGCTTCGCAGGTCAGCGTGGCACTTCGTTCTTCACCACAATCGTTGACCCACGCACTCAGTGCTGGACTCCGAATGGTCTTGGCAACATTGCATTCGACCTTCAAGTGAAGTATATCGATTGTCCTGAAGATGCGAACAACCTGCCCAGCGGTTACCTGAACACTGAGTCTTTGACTGGTCGTGGATACGCTCTCTACATCAAGAAGCGTTATGGTTTGTTCACAACTCCAAAGGATGCGTTCGATGGCGGTGACCGTCTTGCTGGTAGCAACGGATCTCTGCGTTATGCAATGACTAATTCCTAATTGAATGGTGTTGTTGACCGGGCAGGACTTGACTGTACCTGCCCGGTAACACACCTAACTCATCAACTATGGCTCACTGCTTAGACAACTATATTGGTTTGCGTGGATGCGGTAGCACCACACCTCCATCGGGTTTGTATGTGAACGACCTGCCGGGAATGAGCTTGGAGAATCTGGTCACGTTGACCAATACTGACGAGCCTACCTACTCAGACATTTGGACTATGGTGCAGACTCGTGCGCAGCAGAGGTTCAGTCTTGATGTTCGTGAAGCTATGGGCAAGCATTACAAGTTGAACAGTCTAATGCAAGGAATCAACGTAGGTAATGATGTAGGGAGTCTTGCAGCGAGTACACCTGCACAATATGCAGGATTCACGATTGAGTTGATAGACCAGAATTATGAGTTTGTGCCTTCTCCATTTGCGAGTATTCACGTGCAGCAGATAGTATTTTTTGCTGACCAGATCTATAATGGGGCGCAATTTGATATTGTTGATCTTGATAGTGGGTTGACATTGATGAATAAAACTACTGATTTGCAATCAGGCAAGAATGTAATTGAAATCAATACAACATTTCACAATCTATATGTTAATCCATCTTGGCGAATAGCAGTTCTTGTCAATGTGGGAACTGTGACAAATCTGCTCGATTTGGTTCTACCATACAATCGATCTATGATGTCATGTTGTGATGTGCGATTGCAAGGATTCACAAGTGATGGCGAAGTGTCAACAGGTTCATTCTCCAACAACACCTACGGCATGAGTGGTATTTTCAGTATCGTCTGCAATTGGGATGCCATGATATGTCAGAATAAGACCTTGTTCAGCCGTGCATATTGGTACTTGCTGGGCATCGAAGTCCTGACTGAGCAATTGTATAGCAGCAAACTCAACCAGTTCACGACAGTCAACTTGCAACGATTGAATGAACTCAGGGCAGAGTATCAAGTCGAGTACAGTAAGTCATTGGAGCAGGTTGCAGGTGGATTGAAGCTATCGTGCGACTGTTGTATCGAGTGCAATGAATCAGTTCAACTGCGTGAAGCAACACAATTCTATTGATATGAGAAACAAATGTGGATGCAAAGGTGGTAGGCGTGGAGGCAAGAAATGAGTGCCACGTACACTATTGACATCAAGGAATTAAAAGACCTGACGGATTCTCTGCTCAGCTTGGAGGAGACTGATTCATTGTTGCGTGAGATATCAACCACGCTTCTCGCTGAGATGCGTGACCGGATTCATGAGAGGGGAATCAAGTCAGACGGAACGCAGATAGGTACTTATTCAAATTCATATCTTGAGTACCGTATCGAGCAGGGCAAGGGAAGTGCAAGCAATGTGACATTGTTCTTCACTGGGCAGATGCAGAATGATTTCAACGTAGCTCCAATTGGAGATAATGCCTATGGATTAGGATATAGCAATAGATTGAATTTCGACAAGGCTAACTGGGCAGAAGACCGTTTCGGTATTATCTTCGAACCTACTGAGCAAGAGTTCCAACAGATTGAAGATGTCGCTGCTGAGTTCATCACAAACACACTAAAGTAATGCCATACCTCAACGAGATTGTAGACATAGTCAACACCACTCTTGCGACTGGTAAGTTGAAGACTTACAACCGCAAGCTCTTCGGTGTATCTGAGTTACTGCCTCGTAATTTTAACAACGCACAAGACACAATCCCTGCACTGGTGACCAACTTCGGCAGCACGATGTTCAGTGGATTCGATGACAAGTTCGACATAGTAATCTATCACCGCTGCCTCAGTACAACTATCGAGGAGGGTGCAGTGCTTTTCGGAGATGGACTCAACACGGCAAGAGAAGTGGCTGAGATGCGGATGCTTGTCTTTGGCAATAGAAAGAAGCTATCACTACAACCACAACAACTGAGTTTCCTGCTATCGTC